CTATTATTGATAGACCATCGCATCTACCCGGATCACCGGATGATANCAAGGAACTGGTCAAAAGATATCATAATGCTGTATATGACGGAGACGAGGATTTAGCGCAAGAATTGTTTGGGCAAATCATCTCACAGCGAAGTGCTCCTGTCCAGGTTCAACCTCAGGTAAACCCGGAAGAAGTTGCACGTGTAGCAGCAGAGAAAGTCCGTCATGAGATGCGAGAAGAAGCATTCAGTAATGAAGTTGAACAAGCGAGAATATCGTTTGGGTCGGACTTTCCTGATATTGCATCAGACTCGCAAGCTAGGAAACTAGCTAATGATAAGACGATTGAGCTTATGAATCTACACCCATCGTGGACGCCTAGTCAGATAGTAACTGAAGCTGGTGTACAGGTGAGGGATTGGATGAACTCTTTGGGCGTTAATACTGCTAGTAGCAACAGTAGTAAGATCGCTAATAAAAGAAAGTTAGGTTCGGTTAAGGCAGCAGGAGGTAGAGCAACAGCAAAACCCCAGCCTAAACCGCAAACAAATAGTAATTATGTCGAATCGCTCCAGCGGAGTAGAGGACAAATTTAGATAATTTAGGAGAAGGAAATGGCAGGTCAATTATGGCAAACTAACACGACTGGTGGTTTCATGTACTCTGGAGAACTTTCAGATACGCTAAGAAACTCATTACAGCCAATGACACGATTCGTTCAGCATTGTGATGCCGACGATTTTACTGATAAAGGCTTACATGCCGGTGACGCGTTCCAGTGGAATATTTATTCTGATGTAGCGACTCAGGGCGGTAAATTAAGCGAAACACAGAAGATGCCTGAAACGGGATTTACAATCACACAGAACTCGGGTACTGTATTTGAGTTTGGTAATAGTGTACCGTATTCTGGTAGATTGGATGATAGCGCAAGACATCCTGTTAAGCAGATTATACACAAGGCGTTAAAGAATGATGCTGTTAAAGCTTTTGAAGCTGAGGCTCATGCGCAGTTTGTGTTGTCTCCGTTAACGGTGACTCCAGCTGCTGGTACATCAGCTACGGCAATCGCTTTTGAAACTACAGGTACTCCTACAGCGACTAACAACTTAGCTATGAATAACACTCATATTAAGTTAATATCTGATCAAATGAAGGAACGTAATATTCCTACATATTCAGATGGTAATTACCGCTGTTTAGGTCGACCCACTACTTATCGTGCTTTCAAAGATGATTTAGAAGCGCTTAGTCAGTATGTTGATTCGGGTTTTCAAATGATTCTTAATGGAGAGGTAGGTCGTTCGTATGAAGGAGTTCGCTTTTTCGAGCATACGTCTATCGCGTCACAAGCATGGGTAAATGGCGCGTCTGACCAGGCTTTCTTCTTTGGTGAAGATACTGTTATGGAAGCGATTGTCATCCCACCTGAAATTCGCGGTAAGATCCCTGGTGATTTCGGTCGTGACAAAGGTGTTGCATGGTATGCACTTGAAGGGTTTGCATTAGCTCATACAGCTGCTGCTCAGGCTAGAATCGTTCGCTGGGATTCAGCGGCTTAATATAGGAGATAAAATATGAGTTATTCAAATCCAACTACAGCGACATACCGTTTCCCAGCTGCTACATTAAGTGCTGCTGCGATTGTAGGTAGAATTGTAGGCCCTACGGGTTTACAAGGTCGCTTAGTAGATGTTGCATCGGTTGTTACAACAGGTGTTACCGTACTTCCAGTTACTGTTAATGTAGGTACTACAGGAGCTGCTGCTTCTGCGGGTACGGCAACTATCCCAGTATCAGCTATCAACGCGGTTTCTAATGGTGCTGTAGGTGTTGTAGGGCATGTGCTAGCAGCTGATACAGTTGTTGAAGTATCTTCTGGTGGTGAGTGTACAGCAGGAGCTGCAGATTTACTAGTAACTATTGATTGGTTTTAAGGAGAGAAGACATGATTGATAAATTAGGACTTACTGAAAAGTCACCTATTGATAAAGAGTCTAAGTTACGTAAGGAGACTGACCTAAAAACTCAGCGACCTGTAGCTAAGACAGAAACTATCAAAGCTGATAGAGGTTCATTCAAGAATAAGTGCTAGACACTTCTGATTGGATTAAGTTATAATTAAAGGGCTCTTATGGGCCCTTTTTTAGAGGAGAATTACTATGATGGGGTGTAATAGATATATAACAGCCGTGAAACCTGGTAAGCCGGGAGGGCATAATAAGTCTAAGGATTATAGAGTGCGCTATGGTAGTAATAAAATGCGTGCGTATGACGATGAAGCAGAAGATGATAGTGATGATAATGAAGCTATCTCAGAGACTATGATTAAGCAAGGATTATATTTAAGGGGAGAATTATGACAGCACCAATAAAATTAGATAAGACAAAGCCGTATGGGGAGATCATCGGTATGCCGGGTGTTCGGTATTTACAAGGTGGTAGATACTTTGATCCAAAAGGGAACTTATCTAAGTCTCAACCTGAAAAGAGTAAATAAGGATGGCTAAGTCTACGTACCTTCAACTTGTGAATAGAACAATTAGAGAGTGCGGGATATCAGGTGGTACTGCGTCTGCGGTTACTGGACAAGTAGGGATATTACAAAAAGTTGTTGTATGGGTTTCCGAGGCAGATTTATACATACAGCGGTCTTTACGCGACTGGAATTTCTTATATGCTACGTATACAGTAAATACGGTGCCTACATCTGCGGACTATGTTAAGCCTGCAGACGTAGGTACTTGGGACTTAGATTCTTTCTATTTAGATTTCGGTACTACGAGTGCACAAAAGTTAACCATCTTAGACTATTTAGACTGGCGTAAGTCGGTAGGTGCTTTTGGTGATGTGCAGACTGTGTCACCGTCGTATATATCTGTTAGGCCTAATGGAGATTTAATACTAAGCCCTATACCGTCAATAGTACGGAGTTTACATGCGGAGTATTGGGCTTTACCAACTAAGTTAGTCGCATCGACTGATACTAGTGCTATCCCAGAACAGTTTGAAGACGTAATAGTGCATAGAGCTAAAGTTCTATACGCTCAACATGAAGAAGCAGGTGATATGTTACAGTTAGCAACCACCGAATATGATAAGTCCTACGCGGATTTAATGTCTAATCAAGCTCCTAATATGCTGGCCATAAACTCAGCATCTATTGACGCAGTAGTTGAGGTTATGTAATTGTGGCCCAGAAAACATTCCCGTTTGTACTTAAAGGTGGTATTGACTTAGACACCCCCACATTATTAAAAAGCCCGGGTAGCTTAATAGACTGTGTGAACTATGAAGCTGCTAACGTAGCGGGTTATCGTAGTGTAGAAGGGTATGAGCTATTTGACGGTAGTCCTGCCCCCTCGTCAGCTACATATTTTATTATAGAGTTTAATACTGGTACGGTAGCTCCGACAGTTGGGGGTTTAGTATATGGTGGTACATCAGCTGCTACAGCCAAAGTATTAGCTGTAGAACTTGACTCAGGTACATGGTTAGCAGGTACAGCTGTAGGTAGGATAGCCGTCACTAAAGTTACAGGTGTATGGGCTATCACAGAGAGTATTGTTAATCTAGGTGCTACGGTAACGTACGCCATAGCAGGTAGTACGGCATCTGAGAACGGTTCTCTCGATGACGTACTAGATGTAGATTATACTAAGTTAGCTCGCGAGGATTTTAGAGCTGATGTACAAGGGGTTATCGGATCGGGGCCTACACGTAGTGTGTTCGCTTTAGGCGGTGTAGTTTATGCCATACGCGATAATGCCGGAGCCACGCAAGGAGTATTATGGAAGTCGTCGTCTGTTGGATGGGTTACTATTCCACTCGGTGGAGACTTAACTTTCAATACAGGAACTACTGCTGAACCTGCGGTTGGAGATACAGTTACTGGAGGAACTTCGGGAGCTACAGCTATAGTTACTAGAGTGGTATTGAACTCCGGTACATGGACTACTAATGACGCACTAGGTCGTATGTTTTTACACACGGTCACTGGTACATTTGCTAATGCGGAGGCTATAACCTGGGCTGGTGGCAGTGCGGTGTCCTCTTCGGCGAGCGCGTATACTGCTAACGTTCTACCTGCGGGTGGCCAATATGAAACTATTACGCATAATTTTGGTGGTCAAATTGAGACTAAGTCTGTTTATGCGGCTAACGGAATCGGTAAGGCCTTTCGTTTTGACGGGACAAGCTTTTCTTTTTTGTATACTAATCCTACCATTGGGGCGGTCGCTACAGACTTTCCATCACATGTGTTTGCCCATAGGGAACATCTCTTCTTAGCTGTTAGGTCTTCTATAATGCATTCTGCTATAGGGAATCCGTTTAACTATGCTTTGGCTGACGGAGCAGGTGAGATAGCACTCGGTGATACTATAGTTGGCATGGCTAATGTCCCGGGTGAGGATTTAGCAGTATTTTCTCGTAATTCCATACGGTTAGTGCGAGGTACTAGTACTGTTGACTGGCGCGTCGATGTGTACTCAAGGGAGTCCGGAGCTATAGAATGGACAATACAGGATATGTCAAACTCTCCTAAGTATTTAGACGATAGGGGGATTATGTCCATTCAGACAACTGCGGCGTATGGTGATTTTAAGCTTAGTTCTATTAGTATGGCAGTAGAACCTATTCTTATAGCAAAGAAAGGGATAGTAAATATGTCACTACGTTGTAGAGAGAAGAACCAGTTTAGATTATTCTTTTCAGATAATACAGGGTTGACTATGCGGGAGATGGGCTCACGTAAAGGTTATTCTTTTACTAGGTTTGAGTACCCAGATCAGATGGTGTGTGCTATATCGACAGAAGACGCACAAGNTATAGAACGCTTATATGCTGGTGATGATGCAGGCTAACGTTTATGAACTTGACAGGTGGAGAGTACCTTTAAGTGGGGTGGCTATAGATTACGCTATGCGTTTGTCGTTTACTAATGTCGGTTATCCTAATCATAAGTAAACGTTTTTTTAAAATGGCCTTAGAAGTAGAGTCGCCATACGTACCAGACATCTCGTTCTCCCCCGATTTTTCATATGGTGATCCGGAATACCCTAGCAGCATAGTGTATAATGACAGTACACTACAAAATACTGGCGGCTATTGGGGCAGTGCTGATACTGTGTGGGGGAATTTTTATTGGGATGGTGCTATAATAGGTGAGGCTGTAGCGTATCTTGATGGTTCGGGTAGAAATATAAGTATGCTTATAGCTGGGTCATCAACTTACGGTTTACCCCATAAGATACACGAAGTGACAATACACTATGGAATAAGAGGGCTTAAAATCTAATGGCTAATGAATACTATACCCATACGGCATATAATATACCGGCTAATTCAAGGGCTAGATCACAGCAAATTGATAACATAGGAGCTGCTATCGAAGCTGGGTTAGATAAGCTACCTACTGAGGTAGAACTTAAAGAAGGCGGAAGCTTTATAGGCGTAGATACAGGCGTCGCGAATGCATATATAGTTACTAGAACGAACCCCTTTACAGCTTTGTCGGACGGACAGAAAACTGAATTTANANTTACTAATGCAAATACTGGTGTAAGTACGCTTAATATCGACGCGCTAGGTGTAAAAGCTATAGTATTTGCGAATGGGGATGCGACAGCGGTTGGGGATCTACCACTTAATAGTTGGGTTGATGTTATATATAACTTAGCGTTGGATTCGTATGTAATTAATAACATGAATTCTGGCGCGTTTACAAGGACTGCTGCAAATGTACTTAGTACTAACGCAGATGTGGTAAGCACTAATGCAGATGTAGTTACTACAACTGCTAATGCCGCTCTTACAAATGCTAACGTAGTACTCACAAATACAGATGTACTTAGCACTAACGCAGATGTACTTAGCACTAACGCAGATGTACTTAGTACCAACGCAGATGTACTTAGTACCAACGCAGATGTAGTCTTAACTAACGCAGATGTGGTAAGCACTAACGCAGATGTGGTAAGCACTAACGCAGATGTAGTGACCACGGGTACAAATGCGGCAACAGCAACAACTCAAGCAGGGATAGCGACAACTCAGGCAGGTATAGCAACCACTCAAGCTACTGCTGCAAGCACAAGTGCAACTAATGCGGCAACGAGCGAAACTAACGCTTCAACTAGTGCGACCAACGCGGCAACGAGTGAGACTAACGCAGCGGCGAGCGCGACAAGTGCTGCAAGTAGTGCATCTATTGCAACGGGCGTTAATAATTACAAAGGCGATTGGCTTATCGCAACAGCTTACTTACTTGGGGATACAGTTACGCATACTAACGAAATATGGTTAGCGACCGCGGGGAGTACAGGCTCAGAGCCTACCACAATTAATGCTAATTGGTTTCGAGTGAATGGTCAAAAAAGCTTAGATGGTGGTTTTGCGAGTACAACATATTTAATTAATCAACTTACCGATGGGGGTACAGCGTAATGGCTGACATTATACAGGTACGACGGGATACGGCAGCCAACTGGACTTCCGTTAATCCTACACTGGCTCTTGGTGAGCCTGGTTTTGAAACGGACACGCTCAAGCTTAAGATAGGTGATGGTGCGACAGCATGGACAACGCTAGCTTACTATAACGGTTATGTTACGCCAGAGCTTACACAGGCCTTGACAGATGCACAAACAGCAGCGACATCAGCAGCAGCGGATGCGGCAACGGCAACGTCACAGGCGGCTATCTCAACAACCAACGCAACGACATCAACCACACAAGCGACATCAGCAACGAACTCAGCTTCTAGCGCGTTAAATTCAGCAGGCACAGCTTCGGCGGATGCGGCGACATCTACTACACAAGCGGGGATTGCAACAACACAAGCGACATTAGCAGGGACTTATGCCAATCAAGCCTTAGCAAGCGCCAACTATCAAGGCAACTGGGCAGCAGGCACTTATACGCTTAATCAAACAGTCAGCCATAATGGTAGCTTTTGGANAGTTAATGTNGNAAGTACAACAGGTGAGCCNAGTGTATCAGCACA